CGCCATCTGACTCAGGATGTCGCGACCGGTTCTCAGGTCGCCGGTCTTCGAAACGAACTTGCCGAGACCTTCAAGAGCCACGTTGGCATTCGACCCCGTCTTCTCACCAACATCCAAAGCTTCGCGGATGAGATCCTCTTTTCGAACGCGTGAGCTGTTCCGGGTGTCGCTCGCAATGTAACCGCTGTTGGCAATGTCCTGGGCGAGCGACTCAATGCCGACGTTCTTACTGGCAATCGATCCCAAGTCGAGATCGGCACCGGTGGATCGGGCCAAGTCCTTGGCTATGTCGACGGCTGCCCCGACGGCCCGCTTGGTCATTCCAGCCGCGAAACCGGCGGCTCCTCCGAGGGAGGAGCGGCCTCCGCCGGCCGCTTGCCATGCGCCCGATGCCGCACGTCCTGCAAGCCCGCGAATAGCGCCGCCGAAGTTCTGGTTGACGAACTTCTTCTGCGCCCGCTCCATTGAGGCGAGCTGCTTCTCCACATCCCGCGCCATGTCCGCGAAATTGCGCTTCGTCTCGCCGAACGAAGTAGAGGCTTCCCGACCAAACTGTTTCGCGGCAGCACCGGCCTTAGCCGCCGAGCGCGTGAAGTTCGAGGCAATCTCCGCCTCGAGCGCCTTGAAGGCGTCCTCGGCTTTGTCGACCCCCTTCTTTGTCTCCGTCGAGATCGCCTTCGCCGATCTTTTCGACTCGGCCTCGATGGCGATCTTCGCGCGCTTCGCCGCTTCCACCAGCGGCTGAAATGCCACCTGCAGATTGCGATCGATTGATGCGCCGACGCGAAGGTTGAGGGATGCCACTTAGGTACCGTCGATGTCCTGCAGTTGCTCGAGCACGAAACGAAGCAGCCGTCGAAGGCGGAGCTCCGCGGTCTTGGACTTCGCACCTACCGCTGGCAGCCGGCCCAGCAGCTCGGGAAGAAGCGCCAGGTCACCGTCGGTGGCTGGCACCTGCCCGATGTTTGCGCCGATGCGCATGCGCTCCCACGCGTCGAAGATGAGATGCGCACCTTGGTCGGTGAGCGCTTGCTCGACGCAGATGTCCTCGGGTGCGGCCTCCCACGGTTCCCACGGCTTGGTGACGTCGTTGGGGTCGCACGTTCCGCGCGCGATGATCCATCGCACGAGCGTGTCCTGGAACGACGCCACGAAGACCTCGGTGGCTTCGTCGCTCTTGCGATGGTCTGGCACGAGCCGCTCGGCACGCTTGAGCGCCTCGACCCGGGCGTCTTCGAGATCGGAGTCGGGAACAAAGCGGAGACCGATGCAAACTTCTTCGGCTGGCCGCCCGTCCCATGCGCTAGCGAAAGCGTCGGGTGGCACGAGGACGAACGCCGGTGGCTTCTGGGTCTCCAGCTGCGAGAAGGTGCTCATTCAGCTTGGGATCTGACCCTGCGGCTCGGAGGACGTGGAAAAGGAGGAGCTGAGGTTTTGTGAGGCGAGAAGCTGCCTCACCGAAGTACGCAAAAAGCTCCACCGCATTCCGGGCCGCGAATTGACGAAAAAACTTTGGTCCCCGCCTGCCGTTTTTATCGCGGCAGCCATGAACTCCACCGGAGTCATGGTCTTGAGCAGTGGGTTCACCTCGTCCTGCAACAGCTCTTGCTGCATGAAGAGATACGCCGTGACCTCCGGCGTCATGATCTCGCTCTTCTGGATCTGAGCGACGGCGCCGACGTCCTGCCCGTCAACGATGCCGTCGAAGAACGGTTTCGGATCGTCCTTCGGCGAGTCGGTGTCGACGCATGCGAGCGCCAGCGTCTTGAGCATCCGCCCCTTTTCGTAGAGTGGATCGCCGTCGCCCGGCTCTTCGAGGCCGTTCTTCCGTGCGAACTGCAGGGCGAATGCGAGCACATCGGTGTGCTCGTCGTCGCGCAATGCGCGAACATCCAAGTCCACCGTGGGGCCTACCCATTGCCCCGTCTCCGCGTCGACATGCGCGCCCGGGAGCGGAAGCTTGATGCTCTTGCGGGCGCGGATGCCTTGGATGACCGTCGAAAACTTCGCCACGTCTTACCCGGTGATCTTCGGACGCCGGCACGTGAGGGTGACTTCCTCCATCGTCGTGCCCTTCTCCGAGTCGGAGTCGTACTTGAGATCCGTTGCAGCGGCGCTCTCTCGGTAGAACTTCCCGCCGAGGACGAAGGAGATCGGGATGTCGTCTTGGTTGAGCATCTTCTCGATGTCGTTGGTCGTGTAGCTGCCGCCGACGGGCGTGAAGCCGGACGCGGTGATGGTCATCACGGCGTGGCCCTTCGACCAGGCCAAGATGCCCTCCTGTCCCCAGAGTGGCTCGCGGTTCATCTTGAAGGCGATCGAGACCTTGTTTGCGGTGATCGCCTTCTTGTCGCGCCAGTAAAAGGCAACTTGCCTTACGACGGGATCGGCCATGATTCGAGGCTCCTTGTGTGCGGGCGCTCAATGCGCGAACGCCCCGCCGACCCGCCTGCGAGAGACGGGAGGACGAGGCATTCGAGGGTGGTGCGTGACGACGCGGCCGAAGCGCCGCGCGCGCTTCTTTCGGGTCAGCCGACGGTTGCGATCTGTCGCATCACGTTGTCCAGGCGGTGCTGCAGTCGCGATACTGCGAGCGGCGTGTCAGTGGCGATGTATCCGCCGGCTTTGACGAACGTGGAGATCGGCTCCCACTGCCCAACGGGTCGCTCAGAGAGCCAGCCGCTGGCGTAGTAGGTCTGGAGGCGCTCCTGCACCTTGCCGTTCCAGAGCTTCGGGAACGCGACACCCGCCGTGGGCGGTTCCTCTTCGGGTGCCGGATCCGCTCGCACGATGGGGTTCTGCGGACGGAACTCGGTCTCGTACATCGCCTTGATGTCGAGCGTGGCGTAGTCGGTCATGACGATGTCTGCGATGTCGAGGCAGCGCTCGTCTTGAACGCTGTTGGACACGCAGTAGGTCGTGATCATGCGGACGACGCGCACGGTGCCGTCGACGGTTGTGAGCGGCGTGACGCCTGCGTTGAGCACTTCGTCCTGCTCGCTGTCGGTTGGCACGTCGGCCTCGAAGGCCTGCGCCCGCAGGTACGGAAGGGCGAAGTTGTCCCAGTCGTAGACGGGGTTGGTCTGTTCGTTGACGGAGCGGTACGCGGCGACGAGTGCAGCCACTTGCGCCGGATGGTTCTCGCTGTTGCGAAGCCAGAGCACCTGCGCGCGAAAGGCATTCAGGGTGGTTTGAGCCAGCGAGATGGCTTGCGCCTTCGTCCCGTTGTGAGCGAACACCAGCTGGTCGAGCAGGAGTGAGAGCGGGCCCGCTTTGCTGTCGACGTGGGTCTCCCAGAGCGCTGCATTGGTCGCGTCGTTGTGGCCGACGGCGATGCGCGCGTAGCGCGTCTTGGTGAGCTTGGTGAGCAGCGTGGTGACGTCTTCGGCGCCGGTGCCCGAGGACGACGCGCCGTACCGCACGCCGTTCGTGTTCACCGCTGCCGAGCCGGTGATCGTCAGCGTGATGCCAGCCGGGGCATCGGTCGCGTCGTAGTAGAGAATCCAGTCCTTCTCGACCGCACCCTTGTTGCGGGTCGTCGAGGTGACGGTGTCGGAGCCGGCGTTATATGCCGCGGTCTGCGGGGTGCGGGTCTTTTGGTTGAAGGCGAGCGTGATTGCGGCCCCCACCTCGTCGATCGTGTTCGTCGCCGTGACGTTGACGACGATGTCGACGCCGGCAATTCGGAAGCGCAGCAGACCCGCGGTCGACCACGTACCCGCGATCACGATCGTAACTGTTGCCTGGGTGCCTGCACCCGGCTCGGTGACTGCGGAGATCCAGAGCTCAACGCTCGGCACCGTCAGCGCCCCGTAGCCCATCATCGCGAGCTGCGAGCCAACGCCCGCCTTGGTGTCGAGTTCGTCGACGCTCGTGACGCGGATCGGCGCGTCGTCGAGCGCCATCGTTCCGGCACTGGTCTTTTTGCCGACCAGCAAGCACTTGAGACGTTGGCTCGCGGCGCTCACTGCCCCGGCAGCGAGGAGGATCTTGGCGATGTAGCGCGGGACCTTGTAGCTGGGCGAAACGCCCGTGTTTCCGATCGTCACCTCAGGCCTCCGTGCTCTTCGTCATCTTGACGGTTGGGGTGAGCTGTTTGACCGCATGAGGAGCGGGCGCGGCGTCGCTGTCCACCATCGCCGGCTCGCGCGGGATGTCCTGGACCTTGGCGTCCTTGCCGTGCACCGACTGGTAGTAGGCGATCGCCTTGGCCTTTTCCGCGTCGAGCGCCTTGGCCGGCTCGAGGTATTCCTTGTCGGTGATCCCGCAAGCGAGCGCGTCGGCCTTGTTCGCGGCGAGGAGTTCGCCGGCAAGAACGGAGGCGGCGATCGATCCGGTGAGGTGGACCTTTCGCGTCAGCGATCCGTCGCGGTTCGCGGGGAAGTAAAATCTGTTCTTGCCGGTCTTGTTGGCGAGCTCGAGATCGAGCTGCGCACCGACGAACGCGCCTGGCATCCCAGCGCCGACCACGCCCTGGGGGACGCCGTCCTTATCGAGCGCGATATACGGGTTGGGAACGACCTCGATGGTCCTCATGCACTTCTCCATTCCGTTCCGCGAACTGGCGCGGACGGTTTTTGGGCGGCGGCTAAGCGCGCCTGTCAGACGTAGGTGAACGCGGCAGACAAGGTCTTCTCGATGCCCGTAGGAGCGAGGACCGTGACGTCGACCGCTCCTGCGGAATGCGCCGGGGTCGTGGCGGTGATCGTCGACTCGTCGATGAAGGTGACGTCGGTCGCCAGCGCCGTGCCGAACCGCACCTCGTAGTCGACGTCGGAAAACTGTCGGCCAGTGATGGTGACGACGGTGCCTCCGGCAACCGGTCCGGAGGTCGGCGAGACCGGGGCCACGAGATCGATCTCGAGGTGGTAGGTCTTCGACTCCCCTGGAGCGACGACGTCGAGCCGATCGGCTTGCGCCTTTCGAGGGGGGAGTCGCACGGTGCCCTCGATGTGATCGAATGCGACGAACCCCTCGTGGGTGAGCTCGTCACGTTTGAGAAACTCGACAGCCTCGATGTTGAAGAAGAGGCAGTCGAAGACGAGCCTCATCGACCGATCTGGTGAATCGATCACGAGCTCGTGTGCTCGGAACGCGCCGAGCCGGATCTTTGCGAGGTTGGTGTGCTTGAGCAGCACCGAGCCGTAGTCTTCGGGCTCGTAATACGTGTCGCCGGCAAGGACCCAGGCGGGGTGCCGACCTTGCGCAAACGCCGAGCGAAGCGACTTCTTGATGCCGTTGCGAATCGCTTCGCGCGAGCGCCTATCTTCCTGCCCACCGGTCGGTGGTACCCAAAGGCAGTTGAAGCCCGAGGAGTCGACGACGAGATCTTGTGAGTGCCGCTCGGTGCCGTTGTCGTCAGCACGCCACGCGTAGATCGCCGGAGTCTCGTTGGTGTTGAAGCTTTCGAGATCCGGGTTGTGATTGAACGTGAATGCGACGGGCGTTGGATCGGTCGGGCATCGAGCAGCCCATGCCGCGCCCACGTCCGCGTTGATGACCGCCTTCATGAAGGCGAGCACCATGTCCAGCGCCGGATCGGTAAGCGCCGCCCCCGCCGCCGGCACTGGGGCCGGAAACGAAAGCAGGCCAAACAGATCGCTCATCGGTCGAGTGCGCCTTGTGCCGCTACGAAGCTCCGCTCGACTTCTCGGATCATCACGCGCTCACACTTGAAGTAGGCCAGGCCCATGAAGGGCTGCGCCTTCGTGCCCGGGTGGTTCACGCGCACCGTGAGGAAGCGAGCACGGCGCACGACGATGACGTGTGGCTTCGTGTCGTTCTCTACGAAGCTGGCATGCTTTGCTGACGCGCGAATCGAGCCCTCGAAGCGGAGCATCCCGTCGCGCCAGCCGAGCGGAACGCCTTCGATGCTCTTCTCGAGTTTCTCTGTGCGGTTTTGGAAGGTGTGCTTGGTGCGCGCTTCTTCGGCACCTTCGCGCACGCCCTTGATCACGCCGACGCTGGCGCCGTCGCGGATGATGTTCGAAACGGAGCCCCATGCTCGCTTGAGATCGGCTTCGCCTTCGATCTCGACGCTGAACATGGTGGGCCTCGCTACGTGGGTGCGGTCTTCAGAATCGCGAAGTCGTTGAGGACGGGGCGATTGGACGACTCTTTCTCGACGGCTTGCTTTGCCGCGTCCGCTTCCGCGGCGAGCTGCGCAAGAGTTGAGAGGTGGTACCGGGCAGCGCCCTCTTGGACGAACCTCCCAAGCTCCGGATCGGGCGTGCCGTCGATCTCTCTTGCGAGAGGCGGGAGCTTCGGTCCGGTTCCGCCAGCGACGGTGATACTGGTCTTCTTCATCGCCCGAAGTCGCCCATGTCCCCGAACATGCTCGCGGAGCCGCCGGTCTCGGCCGCTTCCTCGGTGCGTTCGGCGTTGTCGTTGGTGAAGCTTGCGCCGTGGTTGGCTGCGGGCTCAGGCGTCGCGACAATGTCCAGGCGGGTCTCGCCGTTGCGGAGGCGCTTGAGATCGACCTCGGCGGCTTTCATGAGCGCCTCCCAGTCGCGCCGCACCACCTCGGGATGCCGCTGCGCGCAGTAGGCGACAGCGACATCGAGGGCGAGGCGGACGACCTCGTTCGGATACGGCGCGCTGAGGGGCAGGGGATAGATGCCGCGAAGGTACGAATCGACCTTGCTCGATGCGTCTGAAATCAGGCGATTGAGCGGATTGGTGTCGGCGGTGCCGTTTGCGTCATCGTCGAAGAGACGGGCGACGATCTTCGCGGAGATCCGATCTTCAAGGTCGGCCTTAGCGAAGTACGTCGCCATGGGTCAGCCCTCGACTGGTGAAAGACAGTGAGCCAGCTTCTCGACTTCGTCCGCCGGCACGAGCACTTCCGCGCCAACGCCGAGAAGTTGGTTGTCGAGCTGGTACCAGCCCGTGTGCACCTTGCAGAGCACCATCCCTGCGGGAACGGTGTCCTGCTTTGACTTCTTGGGCGGCAGGGGCTTTTCGGCAACGTTGCCCGCCGGCGCGGACTTTGCGCTGCTGACGTCGACGATCGGCGTGTGGTCGGCTTCTTTCGGCTTGGCGGGCGGCGCTTCGCCCGCCTCGCCCCCGAGTTCTTTCTTCGCCACCACGATCAACCCGTTGGCGTCGTGATGAGGAAGCCGGTATCCGACGCGACGACCTTCTCGTCGTCGCTGACGGCGACCTTTGCGTACCAGCGGCCGTCGTAGCCGACGCGGCCGTCGTACCACTGCGACGACTTCACCACGCCGTTGAGGCGGAAGGTGTAGCCGAAGCTCGCGTTACGGATGCTCGGTCGAGCCGCGACGCGCACCATGCCGAAGACGTCCGACCAGATCCGCGAGTAGCTTGCCGCCGCTCCGATGTTGGCCGTGTCTTCGCGGGCGTCACCGACGAGGATAGACTGGAGGCCGAACCACGAGGCGAGCATGTCCGGCGTTGCGAGACCGGGCGAGCTGCCGTTGAACTTGAACAGATCGAGGATCTGCGGGTGACGGGCGAGCACGTCCCAAACCGTGCGGGAGCAGTACCCGACAACCGCGCCAGGGCCGCGACCTTGCCAGAGCGCCGCCTTCGCCGCCTGGATGTCCTTGATCGGGTTGCCGCCGCCCGCGCTGTCCCATCGGTTCGCGGCGGCAAGCGCCGTCGTGTTCGAGCCGAAGTTGGCGGCCGTCGTGAGGATCGTCGCCTGGCGCTTTTCGCGCTTGAAGGCGAGGCCTTCGTTGATCGACTCGGTGAGATCCATCATCTCGTCGAGGGGGGCGTCGGCTGCGTCGACGACCTTCTTCGAAATGCTGTTGGTGAAACCGCGGTCCTTGCACGAGAAGGACGCCGTCGAGCGCGCGTCGTCGATCTCGTTCGGGATCCCGCGATCACCGAGCAGGTCGTCCGGGTACGCCAGACGCATGCGCTTGTCGTAGACGAAGTAAACGCCGGTCGGCTGGTTGCCCGCGTTGATGATGGGCATCAGGCGATCGCCGATGTACGCGTCGTTGGCGTACTGCACGCTCATCGTCTGCAGCGTCTTGTTCGAGTAGACGCTCTCGACACCGAGGCTCTTCTCGACGCAACCGGCGAACAGCTCGCTGCGAGCACGCTGCCAGCTGGGGTCGCCGCTGGCGCGCATCTCCTGCAGCTTGGCCATCATCTTTTCGTAACGCTGGCCCTGCGGAGTCCGTTGGAGACTGAAGACGTCCTGTCGTTCGTTGAGCATAGGTTTCCCTTCGCCGCGCGATGGCGGGCGCTTGTGATCGCGTTGAGGGCGCGCCGAGCGCGCTCGGGGTCAGGTGGTCGTGCGGTTTGCGGGGCCGGAGAGCGCGAGCCCGAACTTCTCGCCGGCAGCGGCGGTCTGTAGCGCGAAGCCGTAGGTGGGCTTCGGCGTGGTGGCACCGTTGTCTGCCGGTGCGTCGGTGAAGCCGTCGGCGACAAGGACTTGCTTCTTGCCGCGCGTGACGCCGCCGGTGCCGGCGACCGCTTCAACGACCGCGTATGCGAAGAGCGCGACCTGGCAGTACTCACCTGCCACGCAGGTCTTCTTCGCGATACCAATGGCAACGTCACTGTCCGCGCCGGCAACTTCGACTTGATCGTCGGCGCCGGAGAAGATGACCGCGAGGCCTTTGGTGGTGGTTTTGGTTGCAGGCACCAGGTACTGCTGCGTGACGATGTTCTGCTCTTGAACGATTGCGCGAGTGGCCATTTGCCTTCTCCTTCAGGTAACTCGCGCCGCTCAGGCGCTCTTGAGGGCTTCGGTCGCGAGGTCCGTCTCGCCGGCTTCGCTGATGCTCGGCGGCGTGACGTTCTTCGTCGGGATGACGTGTTGGGTGAGCTTGCGGTCCGCGCGCTGGGCGACGAACTTCGCGTAGAGCTCGGGGTTGGACTTGCGAAGGGCGATGAAGTCGTCCTTCTCGGCGGGCGTGATCTTGACGCCGACGAGCGCGTCGACCTCGAGCTCGATCTGCGCCGCCTCGGACTTCGCCGAACGCTCGGCCGCCGCATCGCGCTCCGCGACGAGCGCCTTGTTCTGCGTCTCGAGCGCGCTGATCGTCGCCTTCGCGGCGTCGAGTTCCTTCTGCACTTCGCGCGCCTTGGCTTCGGCCGTACGGACTTCCGCCTCGCGCTGCTGCACGAGCGCGGTGAGCTCCTCGATCGTCTTCATTGTTTTCTCCTGGGCCGCGCTCGCGGCCACGTTGGTCGACGCCTCGGCTCGCGCCTTGGCTCGAATCTTTGCCAGTGCCTCGGGGTTGGCCGGAATCGGCACCACCGAGATCTCGAGGAGCTCGTTGTCGCTCAGGACGAGCACCTCGCGGTCCGCCTGCTTCTCCCATCGGTAGCTGTGCGGACGGAACCCGACCGACACCGCTCGAAGCTCGCCGTCGCGCACCATCTTCCAGACCTGCTCAGCGAGCGGGTTCTTGTCCTCGGTGACGAAACGCACCGTGCACTGGAGCTTGCCGTCGAGCATCGCGCACATCGTCGCAATGCCGATCGGAAGCTCGCGCGACTGGTGTGCGTAGAGAATTACCGGGTTCGAGAGGAAGCGTTCGAGCTGCCAGACTTGTTCGACGATCTCGTCGTAGGAGTCGATGGCGTCGGTGGAGGCGATGAAGCTGGCTTCGCGGGCTTCCTTGCGCACTTCTCGCAGGTGCAGACCATGCGATCGCGTGACGAGGGGAGACTCGAGTTCGCCGGGCATGGGCTACTCCTTCGAGGTTTCATCTGCGGCCGGCTCCTCTGCCTGTTTGGGTTCCGAGGGCAGTCCGGTTTCCGGGTCGATGGGGATGTCTACGCCGTCGCCAAGGAGCTCCTCGCCTTCGGCTGGCTCTGGAATGCCTGCCTCTTCGCGCACCCACGACTGCGGGATGCGAAGGCCTGCTTCCTTGAGATTCTTGACGCCTTTGCTGAACGCCTCGAGATCAAGGGCGTCCTGTGTTGCGAACGTGAACGTTGGGATACGGACGTTCGGACCGAAGTTGAGCTGCACCATCGGGCGGATGACATCGCGCGTGATGTCGATCGCGACCTGCTTTGCTCGGGCCTCGCGAAGGTCCTTGCGGACTTCGTTGTGCACCTTCGCTTGCGCGTAACCGGAGGTCGTTGACGATTGGATCGTCTCGGTCTGTCCGAGGGTCGCCTTCGAGATCTCTCTGGCGACGGTCTCGAACAAGACCTCGTGCATCGGCTTGGTGGTGCCGTTGGGCGCCCACTTCACATCGATCTCGACGGTTTCGGGAATCTTGGCGACGCCGTTGGTCGACATCCCCTCGAGCACCTCAAGGAGCCCGGAGATGTCCTCCTTCGACGCGCCCTTCTTGTACGTGCCGATCCGCCACGGCTTCCAGGCGATCTCACCGAGCCTGAGCCAGTCGGTCAGGGTCCAATTGCGAAAGAGCGCCGACCACACGAGCAACCGGCTGAGGCCCTCGCGGCACGGTACATCGCCCGTCACCCGCGGCTGTGAGATGACGAACTTGTCAGGGTGCGACTCGCGAAGATCGATCCCATCGAGATCGCCGTCGTCGCGCCACACGAACGCGCCGTCTTCCTGGCGGAAGCCAAAGCGCCTGGCGTCGATGTTCTCAAAGCACGCCGGGACAATGCGTCCGGAGTCCTTTGCCCATACGATCTCGGAGACCGCGTAGCCGTAATAGACTGCGCCGGTCAGGTGGGCGATGAGCCGGTGCAGGCTCATGTTACCGCGGAGCTGCGCGTCAACCCATTCGGCTGCCCGCCGCTCCTTGGCCTTCGAGTCGGTCGGCAGAACCAATTCCCAGGGCAGGCCCGAGATGGCTTGTTCGGCTTGCTCGAGGCAGCCGTGGAGGTGGCCGTCCTTCTGCCGCGCCTCGTTTGCGAGGTCGACGAGACGCGACATGTATCCGGCGTCCGCCTCGCGAAGGATGGCACTAACCTGCGATGGCGTGAGGCCGCCACCGATGCGGTGGTGCTGCTGCCAAAGCGACAGTGACGGAATGACCGTCGCGCCGGCACGCGGACGCGGTGCGCGCTTGGTGATCCCAAGCCACGACATTGCGCGAGCGGCGATCGTCATCCGTTGAACTTGAGGGTGGGTTAGGAGAGGGCCTTCCAGCCGTCGTAGTTGTGCACCGAGAGCCCTCGGTATTCGGGAGCTGGAAACGCTTCGTGAACAAGAGCGATCTCGCCCTCCATCGCTGCCTTCGTCATTCCGAAGAACGAGAGGTAGGCCGGTTCGATGTCGATCGTTTCAACGCCCGCGTAGATGCTTCGGGCGTTCGCGATCGCGTAGTCGTACCAGGGCTGCACCAGCCCGATCACTCCGACCACGTCGTCGACGAGGTTCACGTCCGCCGTGTTGCGATAGCTGCCGATCACGAGATGATCGGCCATGTCCATCAAGTGCTTGCCGTCTTGCTGTGTTTTCGCGTTGTACTCGATGCTCGGCCGCGTGGCCGTCGCGTCGGTCAGGTAGAACGCGGAGAACAGCCCGACGGGCAGAGAGAGCGCCGTGCGCATGTCGTCGACGAGAGTGCCGAGCCCAGCGACGGCATCGATGGTCATCTGTTCGCCATCGGTCCAATATTCGACGTCCAGATGAACACCGTCGAAGCGCTCATTCGCGGTGCTCGCGGTGTTGTACTCAGCGATCTTGTCGGTGATGTTGGCTTCGATCCATCCGTGCGTTGAAGGGATCGACCAGTCGGTGTTTCCAGCGAGCGCGAAGACCTTTTTGCTCGCGCCCTGAGCGTGGATCGCCGCGATGACGTCCTGAATGATTCCGGTCTTCTCCGGCGAGCCATTGGACGCGCCGAGGTAGTGGTACATGTCGAGGAAGACGGTGTCGACGTTGTGCTCGTCGATGAAGGTTAGGAGGGCGGCACGCTCTTCGGTGGTGTTGAGAGGGTCTTGTCCGGCGTCGCTCGTGATCCAGACGTAGAGACCACGCTCGAGAACGCGCGCGCTCGCTCCAGGACTGAAGACGACTGACTCGTCGCTGCCACCGACATGCGGGGCGCCAGGCACCCGCACGACGGATGCGCGGCGCGAGACTAAACCCCCTCGTCCCACGTCACGTGCAGGTCGGCATTGGAAGCCGCGCCCGCGCCAAAGTTCCAGAAGACCAGGGCGCCGGTGGCGCCAGGAATTGCGATAAGCGGCTCGTCCTCGTCGAAGCGCCAGATGACCGATCCGCCAGCCGTTGCAGGAAGCTCAACGCGCCTGATCCAGGCAGGCGATCCGGCGATCGTTGGCGCTGCGCTCCAGGCTGTCGCCAGACCTGCCGTCGATGCGGCTTCGGACGGGTTGTGAGGCTGCCCTTCCAGTGTCGACGATGCCGTGCCGACTGTCGCGGATCGGATGATCCCGAAACTCGTGGCGGTAGCGGCAACGATTACGAGCCCCACCTCGCGGACGACGACCGCCTTCGTGGTCGGAGCAAGCACCGCGAACGGAGCGCCGGCACTCGGCCCTGTGATGCGAACCGAGCGTGAGTAGCGTCGTGCACGCGCCATCAGGCACCCGCGTGGCGCAGCAGCTTGCCGGTCGCGAGGACGAAGCCAGTGCCCGCGGTGAATGCGTCGGTGATGCGGTCGAACCGGAGGATCTCTGTCGGCTTCCAGAGCACGCGGCGCTTGGCCAGCGTGTCGAAGCCGGCGCCGATCGTGCCCAGCGTGATACCGAGCGCTGCGGTGAGTTCGGCAGCGACGTTGCCGGCTGCGCCGCCGAGTAGATCGCCTTTCGTCGTGAAGCCAGTTTTCGTCGAGCTCACGCCGATCGCGCTACTCGTGCCGCCGGTGAAGTTCGCGGTGATCTCCCACGCAAACTCGTCGAACTGCAGAAGCGCACCCGCTGGGGTCGTGAAGAGGACCGCAGCGTCGGCGGTGCCGAACGCGATCGGAATCTGAAGGTGGAATGCGCCGGGAAGGCGCAGCCACCGTCCCGAGCCCGCCGCCGGCTCCACAGTGATGAGGTCGTCGCCCGCGAGCGCACTCGAGGAGTGAAATCGCCACTTCGAGCCGTCTTCAGCGTTGAGCGCGATCATCCCAGCGACACGCCGGTCGGAGGGGATAGCCTTCAGCGCCGATAGATTCGCTACCGGTGCTGCCATGCGCTCCGACACTTCCCGCGCAGCGCGATCTCCGTATACGAGCTTCATCGTCTGACCTTTCTTCAGAAGCCTCGGCCAGCGCCGAAGCGATACGACCGCCCACCTGCAGATATTCCGCCGCCCGATGCGCCGGACGTGTAGAGCGCCAGCGCCAGGGCATCGGCGCGATCCGGCGAGCGCTTGAGCCGCCGCTTGACGTCTTCCTTCTTCTCGACCAGGCGCCGCGCTCGAGCGTCGAAGCTGTAGGTGCTCGCAAGCAGCTCGGCTTCGAGCTTTCGGTCGTGCGGCAGCGCCCCACCTTCCGCGAGCCACTCAGCCACGCCAAAGTGCAGCTGCGCCCTGAGATTTGCGTACCGCTCTGGATCGTCGGAGCTCTCGGCACCGTTGAGCTCCAGCACATCGATGCAATCGGAATGCTCGGATCGAAGAATGTCGGCCGCGCCTGCGCCGTACCCGCCACCCGCGTCGATCTTGACGAGCACCTGCTCGTTCGGGAGGCGTCGATGGTTGGCGACCTCGAGAATCTTGCCGACGATCTCGAGCGTGCCGAACCCGTGGACTGCCTCGAGTTCGTAGACGTACAGGCCGCGCCTGGCCACGATGACCGTGTCGTCGTCGCCGTACCGGGCAACGTCGACGCCGAGCTCGAGCGCGGCGCTCGGCTCCTCGCCGAATTCATCCCACGCAAGATGCGCCGCCGTGATGGCGTCGAGTC